GCGATACGACCTTCGATCCGGGCGGCGTCACCCGCGAGCCGGTGCCGGGCGATTATGAGGCCGGCGCGTTCCGGGTGTCGGAAACCCGGCCGTCCAAGCTGGAGATCAGCCTGCTCACCAAGGGCGGCTTTTCCGCCATGGCCTGGGGCGCGATGAGCGAGTCGACCATTTCGGTCGAATTCGACAATGGCCAGAGCTGGATGATGCGCGGCGCCTATGCCGAAGGCACGCCGCCGATCACCACCAGCGACGGCAAGGCCAAGGCGGTCGCCTATGGCCAGCCGGGCGAGCAGGTGTCGTGATGGACCGCCGCGAACCCGGCAAGCGCCCGGCCTGGCTGAAGCCCGACAATCGTTATGACCTGTTGCTGCCATTCGAATATCAGATCGGTCAAGAGCGCCACGGGGTTGATCATCTGAAGCTCCGCCGCCTGACCGCCGCCGAAATGCTGATCCTGGATGAAGCCGTTCCCTACACGGAAAAGCTGCTGAAGATCATCGAAGCGATGACCGGGCTGTTGCGCCCCGCGACGCTGAAGATCGACGCGGTCGATATGGACCGGATCGACGACATTCTGGGATATTTCAGGGAGCCTGGTTCGGCAACTGGCGTGACCTCCTCGGCGAGCTGACGCTCGTCCACGGCTTCGCGCGCGCCGATATCTGGGCGCTCGACGATGTCGAACTGGAGTTCTGGCTGGACCAGGCGGACCGGATCGCGGCCGCCAGGGAGAATGAATGAAATTATCGCTGATCCTTGAAGCCATCGACCGGGCCAGCCGACCGCTGGACCGTGTCGAGCAGGCGGCTGGCGGCCTGGGGGACGCGGCTCGTGACACTGCGGGCGACGTGCGCGCGCTGGATCGGCAGATGGACCGAGCCGAGCGTGGCGCTCAGGCCATGGGCCGCGAAGTCGAGGACAGCGGCGATGAAGTCAGGCGTTTGGGCCGCCTGTCGGACCGAACGGCCAGCGATGTCCGAGGCCTTGATCGCTCCATGGATCGGGCGGAACGGTCCGCCGGGCGGCTGGAGCGGGGTGCCCGGCGCATGGGCGCGGGTCTCGCCGCCGCATCGCGTCGCGGGATCGCTGCTCTGTCGGCGCTGGAACGCCGGATGCATATCAGCCAGGCGCGGATGGAGTCGCTCGCCTACTCTGCCGGGTCGCTGATCGGATCGACAATTCGCGGCGGCGTCGTGGCGGGCGGTGTAATCGCCGGAGCAGGATTGACGGCCGGCATCTACAAGATCGTCTCGGCCGGCGTGATGTTCGAAAAATTCCGCACCCAGTTGGAGGGTCTGGAGGGCTCCGCGGAGGCCGGCGAGCGCGCGATGCAATGGGTGACCGACTTTGCTGCCCGCACGCCCTACGAGTTGGCCGAGGTGATGGAGGCCTTCATCTCCTTGAAGGCTTATGGCATCGATCCGACCAACGGCACCCTTCGCTCTCTGGGCGATACCGCCGCCGGCATGGGCAAGGACCTGATGGCGGCGGTCGAGATGATCGCAGACGCGCAGACGGGTGAATTCGAGCGGATCAAGGAATTCGGGATCAAGGCATCTGTCGAAGGCGACAAGGTGACGTTCCGTTGGCAGCGCAACGGCCGCGAGATGTCGAAGACGGTCAAACAATCGGCAACCGATATTCGGCAGGCGCTGCTTGGGATCATGGACCAGCGATTTGCGGGTGGCATGGAGCGGCTTTCCAAGACAACCGCCGGCAAATGGTCGAACCTGATGGACAGCATGAACCGCACGGCCGCGCGCGTCTGGGAAGGCGGTTTGGGCGCTTCCGTCAACAAGCAGCTGGACCGGTTCAATGACTGGCTTGGAAAGCTGGAAGCCGATGGCTCGTTGAAGGCGTGGGCGGACAAGACCGGCAAGGGACTGGGCGACCTGGTCGCGACGATCGGTAGTGCCGATTGGCCGCAGATCGGCCGTGATTTCATGACCGTCGCCGGAGCGCTGCGCGATGTCGCCAACGCGATCGGCTATCTGGCCGAACAACGCCGCCAGCTCGGCAGCCTCAATCTGCCCTCCATCCTGCCGCCGCAATTGCAGCAGGCGCGCCAGGCGCTGGACATTTATCGCCAGATCCAGGATGCGCGCTCAGCCCCGCAGCGCGCCCGACCGGCTACGCCCGCAGATCGCGTGCCGCTGGCTCCGTTGCGCCGCGACAATCTGCTGCCCCGGCCGTCGCGCCCGAACCGGCCCTCGCCCGCCTTGTCGGGGCAGCCGAGCTTCCGCTGGCCCGCGCCCCCCAAGGGCAAGCTGGAAATCTCGGTCAAAACCCAGCCGGGCACGACGGCGCGGCCGACCAAGCTCGCCGCCTCGGGCATGGATATCGAGACCCAGACTGGCCGGGCCATGGGGGCGATCGCATGAGCGCGCCGGCCGGATGGCAGAAGGGCAGTTTCCGGGGTGCGCCCTTCCGGACCGAGGAACAGGAGGTCACGGGCGGCCGGCGCGGCGTCGCGCATGAATTCCCCCAGGGCGAAAAGCCTGTCTGGGAGGATTTGGGCCGGTCGGCGCGGCGCTACCGCATCGATTGCCACATCACCGGCGCGGATTATCCCGCCGGGGCCGACGCGTTGCAGGATGCGCTGGACCAGCCGGGCGCCGGCACGCTGATCCATCCCTGGCTGGGGGCGATGCAGGTCGCCGTGCCGCAGGATGGCTGGACGCGGCGCGACAGCACGGTCGATGGCGGGATCGCCTGGTTCTCGATCGATTTCGTCGAGACCGGACTGCCCGCGCCCCAGCCGGCCGCGACCGATACCCAGGCCGATGCCGTCGCGGCGGCCGATGGCGCGGCCGATGCGGCGCCAGGCCTGTTCGCGGACGGGTTTTCGCTGGACGGGGTGACCGGCTTTGTCGAGCAGGCCGCCGATGGCGTCGTCCAGGCCGCCGCGCTGGCGGTGCGGGTGCAGGCGGCGCTTGCGGGCGGGATCGGCCCGACGCTCAGCCTGCTGGATTCGCAGCTTGGCCTGCTGGGGTCAGCGGGCGCGCTGCTGCGCGCGCCGGTCGCGCTGGGCCGTTCGATCGTCGGCCTGGTGCAGACGCTGTCGGCCATCACCGGCCCCGGCGGCAGCGCCAGCCTGCCGACGCGCGCGCGCAGCTTTCGCGCGCTGATGGACTGGGGCGGCGATATCGCACCGGTAATCGGCCTCACGCCCGCCCGCGTGATCCAGGCCGCCAATCAGGCGGCGATCGTGCAGCTGGTCAACCTCACCGCCTCGGCCGAGCTGGTGCGCTGCCATGCGGCCACCGACTTCGCCTCCTATGACGACGCGGTCGCGGCGCGCGACGATGCCGCCGACCGGCTGGACGCCCTGGCGCTGCGCCAGGCGGACAGTGGCGACGATGCCGGCGCGGACCAGTATGACGCGCTGCGCCGGGCGGTCACGGCCGACCTGACCGCGCGCGGCGGCACGCTGGCCCGGCTGCAAAGCCATGTCCCGGCGGTGACGCAGCCGGCGCTGGTCCTCGCGCAGCGCCTGTATGGCGACCCGGCCAGCGTCGAGGCGCGCGCGGCCGAGATCGTGGCGCGCAACAAGGTGCGCCATCCCGGCTTCGTGCCGGGCGGCGTGGCGCTCCAGGTGCTGAGCGCGGAGGCGTCCCATGGCTGACATTGGGGCTGACATTGGGGCTGGCACACTTCCCGACCTGACCGAAACCGTCGAGCTGGCGATCGGCGGCAAGCGCTATGCGGGCTGGACCGAAGTCCGCGTCATGCGCGCCCTGGACCAGATGTCGGGGAGCTTCAGCCTGGGCCTGTCGTGGAAGGATGACGCGGCGGGCCAGCCGATCGCGATCGCGCCCGATGATCGGTGCCAGCTGAAGATCGGCGGCGAAGCGCTGATCGACGGCTGGGTCGATGCGGTCTTCCCGGAAATCTCCCCCGACGGCCACAGCATCCGGGTCGAGGGACGCGACAAGTCGGGCGACCTGGCCGATTGTTCGGCGATCCACAAGCCGGGCAGCTGGGCCAAGGCCAAGGTCGAGCAGATCGCGGCCGACATCGCCAAGCCGTTCGGCGTGGCGGTGACGGCGAAGGCATCGACCGGCGCGGCGATTCGCAAGTTCGCGTTGCAGCAGGGCGAGACGGTGGCGGCGGCGCTGGAGCGGTTGCTGCGCTTTCGCGGGCTGCTGGCGGTGCCGACCGCGACCGGCGACCTGGAGATCATCACCCCCGACACCGGCGCGCCGGTCGCGACGCTGGCGCTGGGCGTCAACATCAAGGCCGCCACCGGTCGCCAGGACCATCGCGAGCGTTATTCCGACTATATCGTCAAGGGCCAGGCGCATGGCGATGATGAGCGCCACGGCAAGACGGTGAGCCAGATCAAGGGCGAGGCCAAGGATGCCGGCGTGCGCCGCTATCGCCCGTTGCTGATCATGGCCGAGGACCAGAGCGACGGCGCCAGCGCCGCGACCCGCGCCAAATTCGAGGCGGGCGTGCGGGCGGGCCGATCGCGCGGCGCGGACATCAGCGTCGCGGGATGGCGCACCGCACCGGGCGGCGCATTGTGGCGGCCCAACAGGCGGGTGCGGGTGCAGTGCGCGTCGATCTACATCGCCGACGAAGTGATGCTGGTTTCCGCCGTGACCTTCACCAAGAGCGAGTTCGACGGAACCGTTGCGACGCTGACCGTCTGTCCGCCCGAGGCCTGGACCCAATTGCCGCAGAAGGAGGCCGTATGAGCGCCGTCAACGATGCGCTGAAAGCCCTTCGAGGACGCGTGCAGATGATGGTCGGCCGCGCCGTTCTGGCGGCGGTCGATGACGATGCGACGCTCCAGATGCTCCAGATCGAACTGGCGGCGGACGAGGCGCAGGACGGGGTCGAGCATTTCCAGCCCTATGGCCTGGCCTACAAGCCCCATGCCGGGGCGGAGGCGATCGCGATGGCGGTGGGCGGTCTGCGCAGCCATGCGGTGGTGCTGACCGTCACCGACCGGCGCTATCGGCTCAAGGCGCTGCAGGACGGCGAGGTCGCGCTGTATGACGACCAGGGCCAGAAGCTGCTGCTGGGCCGCGACGGCATCGTCATCGAAACGCCCAGGGATGTGACCATCCAGGCCGAAGGCGACTTCAGCATCGAGGCGGGCGGCGCGGTGTCGATCAAGGCCGGTGGCGAAGCGCTGATCGACGGGGCTTCCATCCTGATCGGCGAAGGCGCGTCGCTCGACGCCGCGCGCAAGACCGACGCCGTGGCCGGGGGCGTGATCACCGGCGGTTCCAGCAAGGTGAAGATCGCATGAGGGCATCATCTCCCCGCCAGCGCGGCAATCGCGGATGGCTCAAGGTTCCGGTCAGTGAAGCCGACATGCCCAAGGTCGCGGCGCTGCTGCGCGAGGCCGGGCCGATCGCGGGCGACGGCGATCCGACAGCCGCCCATGCCCATTATGATCCCCAGGGTCGCGTGCGGCGCGTCCATGCCACCTATGCCAATGGCTGGCGCGCGACGCTGGTCCTGCGCGTCGACGGCAGCTTTTCGCTGAGCCAGGCGATCAAGCTGGTATCGCAGCCCAAAGGAGCGACGGCATGAGCGACAAGGCGATGGAGGGCTTTGAGGCCGAGTTCTTGGGCAACAAAATCATCGAAATGGCAGAACGTGTTGCAGTGGCCCACAAGTGTGCGCCGGGCGCAATGGCGACCTATGTGTTCGAGGTGGACGACGTTCATTTCAAGGTCGCTGTCACCATCCGTGAGGTCGCCGCATGACCGATCTCGCCCTTCATTTCGCGTCGGGCGCCTGGAGCGCGGACCTGTCGATCGTCGCGGGCGACCTGGCCACCGATGATGGGTTGCGCACCGCCGTCATCATCTCGCTGTTCACCGATGCGCGCGCCCGCGCCGACGATCCGCTGCCGCAGGCCGACGCCGATCGGCGGGGCTGGTGGGGCGATTGCGGCAATGCGGACCCCAATGACCGGACCGGATCGCGACTGTGGCTGCTGACCCGCGCCAAGGCGGTGCCGGTGACCGCGATTCGCGCCCGCGATTATTGTCGCGAGGCGCTGGACTGGCTGGTCGAGGACGGCGTCGCTTCCTCGGTGGACGTCGAGGCCACGCTGGCGCTGGTCAACGCCGCGCGCGCGTCGGCCGCGCTGCTGATCCGCGTCACCATCGTCCGGCCGACCGGCGCCCGGCTGGCGATCGACTATCTGTGGGACGCCGAAGCCAACCGCCTGCTTGAGGATGCCGCATGAGCTTCGGCCGCCCGACCCTGTCGCAATT